CGTACTGTACGATCTTAACCGGGTCGAAATTCTTTGTCCAGCGCCCCAGCAGGAATACGACGACCAATGAAGCAAGTACGATCAGCGTGTTTTTCATGATTAACTTGTTGAATTAGTGCCGACATGGGAATTCACATATCGGGCTATTTTTTGTGCAGGATTTGCCGCCGGTTCCTGCCCGGCGAGTATGAAATGTGAATCCAGCTATATCCCGTCTCATCGATCAACTGGTCGAAATCGAAGCCTCCGCCCGCGATCAGGTCGAATAACTTTTTGTTCTTTGCCTGGCTGCCGACGGTAATATCGGCGGCTTCTCCCCGGACATGCTGGCTGGTGGGTACGCCGCCGACCGCCTTGTTTAATGTCGGGCACCGGTAACCGCTGTTAACCGTGATCGGGCCGCCCCACTTTTCGCGGATCGGGTCGAGCAGGTTGTTTACGAGTGTCGAAAGTTTGACTTTCACCCCCGGCGGCGGGGTGTTGTCGATCCCGAGCGCCCGGGCCTTGGCCGAGGCGGTCAGTTCGGGTATGGTAAAGTATTTCATTTTTTGTCGTTGTTATCATTCGTATCTACTTCTTCCGGTTCGATAATATCCGCTTTCTTGGCAAACAACTTGAAGATATTGACCCGCATTCGCTTCCCGCGCGCCTCGAAGTAATTCGCATAGCAGCTGTTAATTTCACAGCCGAAGATCACCAGCAAGATCAGCAGCGGCAGGACGGGGATGCCGAACGGCTCACCGAAGGTCTGCCCGATAACCCCTGCCAATAGAATCCAACACAGGTAATCGGCCATCTTGTTAAGTGTCCGGCGCACGGCCCGCGAGAAGCGGATGGTTTCGCCTCGTTTACGGGCCGCAGCCACACCGAACCTTAAATCGACCAGGATTAGGATCACGGCGGCGAGAAACACCCCGGCCAACGGTAGCATAAATTCGTAAAATTGCGAAAGGACTGTCGCCAGAAAGCCCGAAAGGATGTTTCTTTGTTGCATGGCCGCCTCCTTCCTATCCGATCATCACGATGGCCCACATAACCAGCGCCCCGGCCATCACGGGTACAAAGTCTTTCCAGAACTTCGGCTTCACGTAGTTGCCGTTTTTGTCCTTGTACTCCTTACCGGAGGTTTGTTTGATCCCGGCCCACGCAATCGCTACGATCAGCGCAGGAAAGAACGAGAACGCGCCCATGTTCAGGATTACTCCGCAGATTGCAATCACCACCATCCCGGTGATGATCTGCCAAAGGTTTGATTTTGTCATAATTTTGAAAGATTAATGATTATTTGGTATAAGCGGCCCATATATCATATACGAATACTCCGCTTGTAGTGCTATAAATTTTGAGTGTAACAGTCCCGTCTTCAACATTGAAATCCAACCTTGAATTCATAATAGGGGCTCCACTGTCGGCCCATCTTTGCGATCCTAGAACTGTGAAAGTATTTGCAATGTCTCCGGATAAATAAAATGCACCCCCCTGCATAATTAATTGAGACATATTGACTGAGGCAAGAGTTTTTGAGGTATTTCTACCCGAAACCACAGCACCCGTAGAAGTGTCACCAGCCCAACGTTGCGCATAAACTTGTTTTCCGTTATACATCCATCCTGAAATCGCAACCTCTCCGTAGGCAGGAATATTCAACCCTCCACCGCCTGAAAGTCCATCCAGCTTGATTTTGTCTGCCGCCGACATCAGCCCGGCTTGGGAAGTGGTTGCATTGCCGAGATTGCCGGAGTGGTACATTTTAACAGAGTCGCCCCACACACCGTTAAACATATTTCGAATCCGGATGTCGTTGAAGTTGTTTCCCGTAAAGAATTCAATC